GTGGAGATTCTACTACTGAAAAACCAGCCATTTTATTTCTCCTGTAATAACTCGGATGGGATTGCCATCCTACAAGTTAAGGTAAATTTTTGCAACCACAAAAAGCGCAGCCACCTATGACTTCCGCTTCTCGCGGCGTGTATATATCGAAGTCTGGATCTCCATCGGGCTTATCATTCTTTGGCATATAACCAATTATGAATGGTGTATCCCAATAGATACTCAGGACTCTTCCCATAAATTTCAGATCCAGATCGGGGTTAGGAAAGTCAGTAATGGTGATTCCATTTCCATCACCAATATTGAGCCCTCGCTGGGTGTTGATTATAAATCCACAGTGCCAGCATTTTATGTATTTACCCTTATCTTCGTCTACACCAGGGAGAACTCTGGATTTTTTATGTTTCGGCAGTTTCCACCTAGTTGTTTTTATAAACCGACTTTTCATTGTCTTCCCACGGCGGTCTGAACCCATTCATCGTCTTCCGATGCGCCGATAGATTTGACGAATTTTTGTGCGAATTCATCAAGGACTATCTTTTTTGGGGCAGGACCAGTTGTTGACGACCGTGAAGAAACATCTGTTGGAGCAGTTGGATTATCTCCTCTAACATTTGGCGCACTGGTCTGAACTTTTCTGCGGTTTTTAAGTATAGAGGCCATTGCGAGTCTATAGTTAATATTCGCATCTTGCTCGGGGTGCCTGGTTACTCTCATATAAGAGCCAAAGTTAGTATCAAGAAGTTCCTTAACAATCTCCTTATGTAAATCCGCATCAACATCGTCATCAACTCCGGCGTTGATTGCTTTTACATAGGCGTCTTCGTAGGCTCGGTTTAATTCCCTTTCTTTTGCCTGTTTTTTTTCTAGATAAGTTACAGTTTCTCTAACATAGTCCGGAGTATCGTCCGGAGGATCGCTAAAGGAAACCGGTCTAGATTCATCCCGGGCTTCCATTTTGGCAAGAAAGGAGTCAAATCTGGTAAGAAACCCATCCATCTTTTCTTCCATTTTTGAGACTTTCCGGCCAAGTTTGGACGGATGATCGTCAGGTACAGGTTGGGGTTCAACAACATTTACTACTGGAGCGTCTGGAGAAGTTACCGTATCGTCCGTTGGCGGAGTGTCGGGTACTGGGTCCAGGTGGGCTTGAAAATCTTCTACACTCATCTATTCCTCCTTAATTTTTTCTCTCTTTCTTTTTTTGTTCTAGCCATTTATCACGAGGTAAGGCTGTTGGGTCAACTAAGAATCCCCAACCGGTGTCTTCGAGCCATTTGAGTATGCGAGTTATCGGAATAATATAACCCATGTGATAGACTGCATTAGGAGACCAGCCAACAAAGGTAATAGCCAATCTGGAAGGAATTCCGATAAATTGCTTTTCTTTGGCAAGGAATACACCCCCGCCAGAATTTCCAAATACAGTTGGCGCGTTTATCATCCAGTATTCGATGCTGTCGATTTCATCGTTTAAAGAAGCGATTTGGCCGTTAGTAGGAAAGGGAGATCGCCCATTACCAGCCCCGCAGACATATATAGAAGTGAAGATTCGTAAGTCTTCTTTTCTACCTTTATATAAATCAGCGGTTGGTAGAATTTCGTCCGTTCGTAATTTTAGAAGGGCTAAATCTTGATCCTTATTCCATTCTACTAAGTCTGCTTGTACTAATAGAGTTCCAGTAGCAATACTCATATTTAGGTATTTAAAAATTTCTACTTCTATTGTTGCACGGGTTTCTTTCGGCTCCATTTTCTGTTTTAATGGATTCCATTCTTCTTTAATGGAAATAGCAGATTCAATTACATGCCAGTTGGTTAGCACATATGTGCGTGTGAATTCTCCTTCTTTAACAGAAGTAAAAATAACGCCAGACCCTACTCCGCTTGCTGTGCGCACTCGGGCGGTTGGATAGAGAATCTTATTATGAAGGGCTGTAATTTCAGCATTACTTGAAACTTTTATGGGGTCGGGCGCAGCATCACCAAATACCATACCTGTAGCCAAAAAGACTACGATTGTGGTAAGAATAAATATAATTTTCACTTTACCTCCTTTTTTGTAACGGTCTTTATTTCACTAACTCTGTTATTATATTCATTAATCCGAGTAGCAAAAGAAAGGATAAGAGTTTTAATCGCTTTTAGTTCTAGACTCTCTATTTCTGTTGCTTCCAAATCACTTACTTTTTCCAAGAGTCCTTCGTATTTATCTATTAGATCTCTTAGAAGAGTAAACCCAATCTCGGATTGAAGGCATTCTACGAAAGGTTGGAGTTTGCCGAGGGTACTTAATACTTTTTCTCCCCGTTTCCCGAAATTTTTTAAATAAAGTTCTACTTCTTCTTTAGTCGCTCGTATCATTATGGCCTCCTGTAGTCTTACATATTTCTAACATTTTGTTCCTGCATTGACATTAAATTCCCAGTTTGATTGGAAGTCGGTAAAGGGCCCCCCGTTGGTGCTTGTTGACTACCAGGTCCGGGTTCGGGTGTGTTTGGAGTCGCTTTTAAAACTTCCAACATTGGTGAAATATCTTGGAATTCCGCGCCTAAGAGAACGCACTGTTGCTGGAGAATATATGCAATAATCGGAATGATGGCCGGATTTGGAATACTTGCTATTCGACTTAGAATTTGGTCATACCGTTGAACTTTTCGATCTTTGCTGTATTCTTGTTCGATATTACTAGATATAGGTGTATAGGAATAATCTCCATCCGGATCAAATAGTCTAGCATCTCGTCCCCAGAGTTTGCTAGCTGTAGTCGGATGCATGAATTGGAAAGCCATCTGGAGCATCATCCAATAGAAATCAATAAAGAAAGTATTTTCGAAAGTGAGGGATTTATAGTTGGCTCGGCTATTTGTCCGTGTCTCCGCACCCGCTACCGCAGTTGCAGTAGTGGAAGCCATTTCAGGTAACTCTCCCATTGTGGTAGGGTAGATGGAATTAACCTGTTGCATTTTAGATATGAATAATCCAGCCTGCGCCATCGCCCCGCGAACGTCTGGGTTTATCTTAAACTCCTCCAAATCTTCTACATTCGGAAGAGGGATAACATGCTCAGGTTCAAAATAGATCTGATCGTTATCCATAATCGCATTTTGCTGACCTTTGAAAGTTGGAAGAGTTGAGAGTTTCGTTCGGTCGTTTGACATATTAATTGTGTCATTTAAAGCGACCTGAAGTTCTCTACTATACTTCCCATCCGACATCCCAACATCTTTGGTTGGATGAATGTAACAAAGTCCTCGAATAACTGGCCGGTAGGGAATTCCTTTAGAAGTCCGGTATGGAGTCGGCTGAAAGCGAATCAATATTCTCATATCGCCAGTAAAAATCTCTTCTACGATAGATTCAATTAATTCCGCCCCTTCTTTAATATTCCCCAATTCATCCATTCCAGATTTGGTTTTTACTGGGTACCCGTCATTGTCGGATTCCTCTATCAATGACCACATCTTACCAAATCGAATCAAATGATCGAAGTTCTTTTTGATTGGCTTTTCTGGAACTGCGGTGGAACCAGCACTGTCGTGAGTTTCCTTGGCCGTGTCAGTTTTTCTAGGCTCCCGAAGTTTTTTTATTTTGTCTAGATTAAAGTAACCTCTCCGAGTTTCGGCCTCTTTTAGATCCTCATAACTTATCTCATCCCGGATTATGATATATTCTTTTTCTTGGAGAGAATAGGCATATTTATTGTCAGTAAATATATTCCTCGGATCAATCGGATCGTAATTAAACCGATCCATTGTATACTCTACTTGAATATCTGTCCGAATAGAATCCTCATAACTAAATTCCCCAGTCATTGCATTTACTATTGGTCTTCGAATTGGAACCTCGACCGTGTTCTCTTTCGATTGTTTCTCCCAGCGGCAGAGAGCGTAACAAACTCCCCGAGTTGAGTTAATCCCGCGGAGTTGGATATATTTTATAAAATGCCGAACTTCCGTTTGATTAAGAGTGCTGTTTATTAATTTCTTAACCATCTTTGCTTTTATCTTATCTTCTGGAGTTTCGCCAGAAAGATAAACATCTACAAAATCTCTTGTCTGAAAATATTGATTCGCCCACTGGCTGGCTTCGGTTAGGTGAATGGAAGGATATTCTGGAATGAACACATCACTCATCCACTCATATTCCCGCTCAGTCCGCTTACATTCTAGCAGATCAAGAATCGCCTCAAAATCCATAGTATCGCTTTCTTGATTCCGACGAGCGATGGAATATTCGTTATAGAGTTGGTCGGTAACCTGCCGCTCTATTCGATCTTGAGGATTAATTTCTTCTTTCTTTTTTCTTGGCATTTTATTTGATCCTAAAATAAACCGGGCAAATTATTTGCTTGACTTCCTTCTTACAATATGGGCACTCTATCTTAGTTCCCCAATCTTTGAGGGGAACTGTAAATTCGAGAATTTTATCGCAATTCTCACATAAATAACTCAACAATGGCATTATTGCCTCCCGGTAAGATAATACTTAGGATGAATAGGTTTCCCAGTAGGCATACCAAAATAAGCCTTACAAACTTCATCTCTTTTTAATAGATATTCAATTGCGCGTGGAAAATGGGAATATTTCTGCTGGGGTCTGTCCTTTTCATCCTTTGTTAACTTAGCGTTTCTATCCGCCCATTCTTCTCTGCGCCAGTTTTTTAAACTTTCATTAATTAAAGGGCATCTATCGAGAATCCAAATAGTTGGCAAATGCATCGGCTCTCCAGGAGCTAAATGCGGATTTTTATTATTAAAAGGTTTTCCGACCTTAAGAGAATTGGCTAATCGCTTTCTAAATTCATCCATTCCCCGTTCATTTTTAGTATCAGCAGATTGCCAATATGCCCCTGTACCCAAACCCTCATGACGCAATGTCATTGCATGAATATTTAAATCCTCACAAGGACTTCTTCCAGTATTCACTTGTTTTTCTTGAGCCAAAGGATCTATGAGATCGATTATATATCTATGATCTCCACTACGAGCGGCTATAGTTTTCGCGATATCCCAAGTAGTATTTTTTTCAGGACTTGGCGCCCATTCATCCCAGATAAAAATTTCATCTTGAGGCGATACAGAAAGCCATACAATAGCCCAAGGATTTGAAGTGTGAAAATCAATACTCCGCGCAAATTTATAATTAGATGGCATGAACATTATAGGACTCTAGCCTCTCCAAAATATTTATCAGAACTTATATAATGAATTTGCGGAGTGTAGGTCTTAAATAATTTCCCTGAAAGATGTTTAAAGAGGCCAAAACGCCGAGCGTCCATGACATCCTCATCCATATCAAATAATCGCAGCTTATCTTTTATATATTCCTGGGGAGTTATTATATGATTAGTTTGTTCTGATCTTCGCTTCGCTAAATCTATATAAATA